AAAATGCGTCAGATACCGAACCCACCTTAGATCCATTACGTGAAATGATAGCTAATCAAAAAGCTCAAGACGATTTTTTGATGATGATGGCGGGAGGTCCTGGTAAAATACCCGCTAAAAGTGCAATCAACGTTGGGATGCAAAGATTTATGTTACCTGCAAACGAGATAAGAAAAACAGGTCTTACACGATCAGGAGCACCAAAACTTACAGGCGAAGCTTTAAAACGACAAGAGATGATTAACGACGCATCACGATTTATTATTCCGCCTTTAACTCAAACAGGAAAAAACGTAGCTAACCCTGCTCCTACGTTAGCTACTATGTATCAAACAGCGTTAAATCAAATACGAAAAGCTGAAGATTTAATAAGAGATACTATTGGTATGAAAAACCCAGCAGGGCAACTAAAACAAGCCGATGCAATGAAAGCCGCAGCATTAAAAGAAATCGAAAGAATAAGAAAAGCAGGGGGCGGTAAACTGCCTGATTTAATGCCTGATAAACTAACAACCGAACAAATACAAAAAGCAATGTTAGACGAAGGATTAGGAAGTTTAACGAAAGATAAAATGGGCAGAATGGTTTTCGGTCCTCTTACTGATATAGGAAAAAAGTTAAGTAACGGAGGTCCAACAGGAGACTTAGTAGAAGTACTAGGAGTTGACGCTTTAGAGTTTCCTGAAGAACTTATAGAGTATTTACCTCCTGATTCTGAAATGTCTATGAAAGTAGGGGATAAATATTATTCTCGTCCTGAAGATTACGATGCTTTAGTTGCTGAAGCTGAATTAGAACAATTTTCTCAAAGCCAAGGGCGTAATGATCCTGATGTAAAATTTGGTAATAACCCTCAATTTGATAAAAAAGCCAATATTAGTGGAACGGGGATAGAAGAAGCAGGTAGAAACTTAGAATATTATCCTGACGGAAGTTTTGCTCAAGAACCCAATATTTACAGATATGAGTACGATGAAACAGGTAAATTACTGCGGAATGAAAATTATTTAATAGGTGAACAGTCTCCAACTATGGCTTATTATGATGAAAATACAGACACTATTGTTATGCCTGGAGAGTACAGTATTGATGCATTTCCTGAAGGGTATAATAAAACAGCAGAATCACATGAGATGATGCATAGACCTTTGCCTGGAAACTTTTCTGATGAAATAAGTGCAGGAAACGAACATTTATATATAGCTGATAAAACAAATGATCCAGAACATTTTGAAAGATATAGGTTAGAATATTACCCAGATATGCCTAAACCTCTTTTTGATTTATATTATGAAAACGTAATAAAACGTCATTACGATAATAAATTTGAATGACATCTAACGCAGATAAGTTAGCAGCTTTACGGGAAATAGACGTTTCCCATTTATCTAAAGCAGAAGCTAAAGAATTTACGATTCTTTTAGAAGAACTAGAAAAACGTGAATTCCAAGAAAAAGCCACCAGCACTTTTATGGATTTTGTTAAATCTATATGGCAAGAATTTATTAACGGTGATCATCACGTTAAAATGGCGAAAGCTTTTGATGATATCGCTACAGGTAAACTTAAACGTTTAATTATTAATATGCCGCCTAGACATACAAAGTCTGAGTTTGCATCACATTTGTTTCCTGCGTACCTATTAGGTAAAAATCCTAAATTAAAAATTATAGAAGCAACCCATACCGCTGACCTTGCGGTTAACTTCGGACGTAAAGTTAGGGATTTAATTGACGGAGAAGAATACGCGGCTTTATTTCCTGAAACAGAACTAAAAGCAGATAGTCGTTCTGCAGGTAAATGGTTAACAAACAAAGGCGGTGAATATTACGCGGCAGGTATTGGCGGTGCATTAGCAGGAAGGGGTGCGGATTTGTTTATTATTGACGATCCACATTCCGAACAAGATGCTATGTCTGATAAAGCCATGGAAGAAGCTTACGAATGGTTTATGGCAGGTCCACGACAAAGGTTACAGCCTGGAGGTGCAATCGTTATTGTGATGACCCGTTGGAATAAAAAAGATCTTACAGGACGATTAATTAAGAAAATGGCACAAGATCCTGGAGCAGACCAATGGGAAGTTATTGAGTTCCCTGCAATACTACCAAGCGGTAAACCGTTATGGGATAATTTTTGGAAATTAGAAGAATTAGAAAGTATAAAAGCATCGGTTAGTCCAGGAAAATGGGCGGCTCAATATATGCAACGACCTACAGGGGAAGGTATTTCGATTATACCTAAAGAATGGTTTATGATTTGGGACGCAGAAAAACCACCTAAATGCGATTATTTGATACAAAGTTTTGATACCGCGTTTTTAAAATCAGAAAGAGCTGACTATACTGCTATTACAACGTGGGGAGTTTTTTATCCTGAAGGTAAAATAGGAGAAGAACATTATCACGGAGATGAAGCTCATTTAAATTTGATTGATTGTATAAAAGAACGTTACGATTTTCCCGAATTAAAAGCTGAAGCGTTACGTTTGTATGAATATTGGCAACCCGATACAATTATTATTGAAGCAAAAGCTAGTGGTTTGCCGCTGGTGCAAGAATTACGTAGAATCGGTATTCCTGTAAATACTTTTTCTCCTGGAAAAGGGCAAGATAAAATAGCTAGGCTAAATTCTGTATCCCCTATTTTCCAAGATGGACGTGTTTGGATTCCAGATAACCGTTGGGGTGAAGAACTTATGGATGAAGTTTCTGATTTCCCGAACGGAGAGAACGATGACTTAGTAGATGCGACGACTTTAGCGTTAGCTAGGTTCAGGGAAGGCGGGTTTTTGACACTTTCGAGTGATTATTTTGAAGAGGAAGAACCCTATCAAGGCGAAAGGGTTTATTATTGAGGAAAATCATACTATGATGTATTACCATGGCTATTGAAAAACAACCAATTCCTATGCGTTCTAGTTCTGAAGACCCAATCGAACTAGAATTAGTACAGCAACCCGACGAAGAAACTGAGCTTTTCGTTCAGCCTGACGGTTCTATTGTGCGTGGCAGCGATATGGAAGAAGAAACACCATCTAAGTTTGGCGAAAACTTAGCAGAAATTTTAGACGACCGTGAATTAAATACTATTGCCGCAGAATTAGTTTCATCTTACGAAGAAGATTTAGATTCTAGAGACGATTGGTTTCAAACATACAGTGAAGGTTTAGAATTATTAGGAATTAGTTCTGATTCTAGGTCACAACCTTTCGTTGGAGCTTCAGGAGTACACCATCCGATCCTTGCTGAAGCAGTAACACAGTTTCAAGCACAAGCTTATAAAGAAATGTTACCCGCAGGGGGACCCGTAGATACAGAAGTTTTAGGAATTACCGATAATGCTAAGATGGAAAAAGCAAATCGTGTAAAAAACTTCATGAATTACCAAATTACGTACAAAATGGAAGAATATGACCCAGAAATGGATCAATTATTGTTTTATTTGCCGCTTTCTGGTTCCGCTTTCAAAAAAGTTTACTACGATCCTGCATTAGGACGTGCAGTTGCACGTTTTGTTAAGTCAGAACACCTTGTTGTTCCGTATTACGCAGTAGATTTACTTACCGCACCAAGAATTACCCACGTAATTCATATGAACGAGAATGAATTACGTAAATTACAGCTTTCTGGGTTCTATAAAGACACCGATATGATGTCTCCGACCAGTAATCCTGATTTAACCGAAGTAGATGATAAAATTGACGAACTTCAAGGCTTAACTAGAACGATAAGCGACGAAGAATTTACGTTATTAGAAATGCACGTTAATTTAGACCTTGAAGGCTTCGAAGACGTAGACGCTAACGGTGAAGAAACTGGATTAGCGTTACCTTATATCGTTACCATTTGTAAAGATAATAATAAAGTACTATCGATTAGACCTAATTACGATCAAAACGATCCTATGCGTAAAAAGATTGAATATTTTACCCATTATAAGTTTCTTCCAGGATTAGGTTTTTATGGTTTTGGTTTAATTCATATGATGGGCGGATTAACTAAATCAGTTACTTCTATTTTACGACAGTTGATTGATGCAGGTACGCTTTCTAATTTACCCGCAGGATTTAAATCACGAGGACTAAATATTCAGCGTCATGATGATCCGTTACAACCTGGAGAGTGGCGTGATGTCGATGCTCCTGGAGGTCGACTACAAGATGCGTTTTTACCGCTACCTTATAAAGAACCAAGCGGTACATTAACTACCTTACTAGGTGCTTTAGTTGATTCAGGTAAAAGATTCGCAGCAACCGTAGAAGATCCAACAGGCGACGGTAATTC